CAGTAACGAGAGGACGGGTCGTGCGATTCTGGCTCGGCAAAACCAGGGCGATACATCCACATATCACTACGTGGACAATCTCGCGCGAGCGGTTCGATATACGACAAGACAGCTAGTCGATCTAATCCCTAAGATCTATGACACGGAGCGCGTGGCGCGTATCGTCGGACTCGACGGCGAAGTGGATATGGTGAAGATCAATCCAAATCAGCCGGAACCAGTGCGCGTTATCAAGGATCCGATCACAGGTCTGGATATTGAGAAGATCTACAACCCGTCCATCGGTATCTACGACGTGGTTGTAACGACAGGCCCAAGCTACGCGACCAAGCGCCAAGAAGCGATGGAAGCGATGCAGATGATCTTGCAGACTAACCCGCAGCTCTGGGCTGTGGCGGGCGACCTGTTCATTAAGAACATGGACTGGCCTGGCGCGCAGGAGATGGCGGCGCGCTTTGCCAAGACGCTCGATCCGAAGGTTCTGGACAATACAGATGAGTCGCCAGAAGCCCAGATGATGCGCGCTCAGATGAACGACATGGCGAACCAGATGGAACAGACGACTGCGATGATCCAGCAACTGCAACAGTCGTATGATATGCAGAAACTGGCGATTGACGAGCAGAACACGCAGATCAAGGCATATGACGCTGAGACGAAGCGGATACAGGCGACTTCGGCCAACATGACACCTGAACAAATACAGGATATTGTCATGGGAACGGTCGCGGCGGCGATGGATACGGGTGATCTTGTGCGCGGGAACCAGCCCTTACGGCAGGAAGAACAGCCCCAAATACCGGGATTAATGTGAAATGAGCTGCGCTGACCTTATTGGACACCTGTTTTTAGCCCGCGATGTGACCCACAGCGTGCATCTGAACACCCGGTCCTATGCCAAACATAAGGCGTTGGGTAAATTTTATGAGAATATCATCGGTTTAGCCGACGATTTAGCCGAAGCCTACCAAGGCCGACACGGCCTAATCGGGCCAATCACGCTTCATTCGGCTAAAAAGACGACAAATGTGACAGAATTTCTCGAAGATTCGCTGAAAGATGTTGAAGAATTACGGTATAAAGTCTGCGAAAAGGACGATACAGCAATTCAGAACATTATCGACGGTATCGTGGACTTATATCTAAGCACATTGTATAAATTGAAATTCCTAGCGTAAGGACGCAAAAATGGGACTTAAATCAACTACGGTATGCCTTGGCTACCAACAGATTACCTCTCTTAGCTCCGCTACTGGGCTGACGCCACCTCAAGGCACGACTATGGCGCTTATTGTAGCGGAAACACAAGGCGTCCGTTGGCGGGATGATGGCACCAACCCAACTGCTTCAGTTGGGATGCCTATAGCTGCGGGCGCATATTTAAATTATGACGGTGATTTAAACCGTATAAAATTTATAGAACAGACAGCAAGCGCTAAGTTAAACGTGAGCTATTACGCATGATTCGAGTTCAGACCATAGGCGTTAGTGATGTGCGTATTCAACCGCGTCCTAACTCTTATGATGCTGGCGACGGCGTAACTGTATATGAGAACTCAGCTAGTGCACCTTCGCCGGGGATAACTAACGGCATTTTACTCGAAGATTTAGTAAGTTTTCTTATGATGGAAGACACCACCAGCTATTTGCTGCAAGAGGCTTAAAATGGCGAATACATCAATTTCTAACCTTGCAGCGGGCGCGGCAGTCTCTGCTACTGACTTAGTGCCAAATGTTCAAACGGCTGGCGTCGGGCCCGTAAAAACAACGGCAGCGCAATTAAAAACTTTTATGTCTGCGTCGCCAACTCTTATAACGCCTGATATTGGTGCGGCTACGGGAACAAGTTTAGCCGTAACAGGCGCGTTCACTACCGGCACGCAACAATCAGTTCAAGGTTCGTTAGTTCTTGCTAATACGGCTGCGGGGGCTTTTTCTACTACACTTAGATCGTCTAACAGCGCCACAGCGGCGTGGACATTGACGCTTCCTGTAGCAGTTCCGGCGGCTAATGGAGCTATTTTAACGTCTTTAACAACTGGTGTTTCGTCTTGGACTTCTGTTCTTCCTGTCGCTAATGGAGGCACTAATGCTTCTTCGGCAGGTATCACCGCGTTTAACAATATTACGGGCTATACAGCTTCTGGCGCGACGGGAACAACCAGCACAAATCTTGTTTTTTCAGCCAGTCCAACTTTTACGGGCACAGTCACAGCGCCAATTATTGACGCTGGCGCAGCTACTGCGCTTTCGTTAAGAAGCGCGAATACCGCGGCAATTAGCGCTGATACGTCGCAAAATGTTGGCATTGGCGCTGCAACAACGCCCGCGGCTCCACTTCATCTTAGAAAAGATCAGAATGGAACAACCGCTTTTCTAGTCCAGAACAGAAATGGCAGCGGAACGCCTGTATCGGCCACACAATTTGTAACTGGTGGTCTTGATATTGGCGATAATAGATATGCCGAGATTTCATCGTCAGGTGGCGGATCTTGTAATCTTTCATTCAAAACATCTAACGCGGGCGCTCCGACTGAAAAATTCTCTATTTCAGCCGCTGGCGTTCTTGCGGCCCCATTGCTTAGTAGTGGAGCGGGTACTAATGCCGTTAAATGGAACTCTACGGGCGGCACTATTACGTATGAAGTTTCTTCAGCCAGATATAAAAAGAATATTAGAAATTCTATTTATGGATTGGCGGATATACTAAAACTTCGATCTGCTATGTTCGAATATAAAGACATAGAATATAATGGGGGGAAGACCGATGTAGGTCTAATAGCAGAAGAAGTTGATTTAGTTATACCTGAACTTGTGCCTAAAAATAGCGATAATGAACCTGTTTCTGTCTCCTATGATAGAATGGTTTCTGTTTTAATTAAAGCAATTCAAGAGCTTAAAGCAGAATTTGACGCTTATAAAGCCGCACATCCTTGATAGGATAAACTAATGACTGAAGTTAAAATTTCGCAGCTTCCTGCCGCTACTACGCCTCTTACAGGGACGGAGATATTTCCGTTAGTGCAAGGCGGCACGACTAAACAAGCTGCCATTAATACTGTTGCTATTAATGTCAATACGATTGCTGCACTTCGCGGATATAGCCCTGCGGCCTATGGGTCTTTATATGTAAATGGTTATTACGCTTCAGGAGATGGCGGCGGCGGGGAGTTTTACTCTGTTACCGGCGCATCACCAGGCACTTATGTTGATAATGGTGGAACTATTATTGTTCCTACTGGTGGTAATGGTTCCTCGGCTTGGTTGCGCGTTATACAAAATACTGTAGACCCACGATGGTTCGGCGCGACGGCGGACGGTATTACAGATGCTAAGACTTATATTATTAAAGCGTGTGACACGGGTAAAGTAGTTGACGGCGGTGACTTAACTTACGCTATTTCCGGCACAATGCGGCCTATAACCGCCTTCAAAGGGCTTCAGAATATAAAACTTACTCAGACAGCGCCGACAACGGCTAATTGTAGAACGCTTTTTATAACTGACTTTAGCAACTTTTTTATCCGCAATGTTACAATTGATCGCGGCGGTTCGGCTGGATATACCGTTGGAACTATTAACGACTACGCCGGATTATGGGCTACGAGTTGCACAGATTTTATTTTTGACAATGTTCTTGTTACAAATGGCGGGCGCGGAAACGGCTATTCAATTCAGACCTGCTCTCGTTTTGAATTTATTCGCGTTGGTTGCACAGAACATTACTGGCAGGAAGTTAATCCTGCAGTTCCTGTCATTACGGACGATATTATTCAAGCGATATTGACAAATAGCTGTAGTGAATTTTCTATGCACTATTGCTACGTTAATAATGTAACGTCGGGTAGAGCAGGTGATCCTACCTATAATGTTGGCGCATCGCAGGTCTATCGCTATACGAGATGGCCTTTCTCAGGCGATAATAATTTTGCAGTAAATAACTGTATTTCCAACAACATCGATCAATGTTTTGATGTTACTGGTTCGGCGGGAAATAATAGATATACTTTTACTGGATGTTTGGCGTTGAATGGAGGCACTAACGGTTTCAAAGTAGCTAATTGCAACGCCTCTATCGTATATACAGGGTGTATAGCATATAGAGTTGGTGCACGGGGATTTGTCGTCGGTGGTAAATCTGGCTCGGCGTCAGATCCAGATCCACGCGATACGCAATTTGTAAATTGCATGGCGATTGATACGGGCTCAAATGGCATTTGGGCTAACGCTATTGGTTTTAGCGTTGAGCAGAACACAGCGTCAGCGCTATGGCCCGCTGCGGTTACTTTTGTCGACTGTAAAGTTATTGATAGACAAGCCGTTCCGACCACTGACAAAGGTTTTTATAACGATGTAGCGCCTTTAGTCTATCCGACAACAAATTATAACGCGCCCTTTAGCAACTATTGTGTGAATTGTGTTGTGTCTGTTCCTGGGATGGCAACAGCGGATTATTTTGGCGGCATACATCATCAAACAGGCATCTATATTGGAACAGCGGGCAATACAGATTCAGTATCCAATACAACTTGGACAAATCTTAATATGGACGCCGCTAATCTTTACGATCCAGCGGGACTTCATAATGCTTCATCAACTAATGACACAATTTACATAAAACAATCTGGTCTTTATGTCATATCGGCTCAGACAGCTTTTGCGGCTAATGCGACTGGTAGCCGATCTATTAGGATACTTGTGAACACGGCTACGACGTATGATATTAGGACTGTTCTTTCGTCTGGTGCGGGCGGTAAAACGTATATTAACGGCACATTTACGCGCTTTTTAAATACCGGCGATTATATCAGACTTCAAGGGTATCAAAATTCTGGCGGCGCACTCAACGTCGATAGAGGCGATACAACCTTAACAATAGCTAAAACGCAGTAATTGACTACATACAAAGGTATGATACAAAGAGATACCGACTGGCCGGAAAGCTAGGTAAGCGATGAGCGATGACGAACAGGCTGTAGCGGAGATCAGCCCCGCGCCGGAACAGGAAGCTACGGCAGCTCCTATACCCGCTGATACGACGCCGGAGGAACAAACCACAAAATCGTTCTCTCAAGAAGAGTTGGACGCTATTGTTGGAAAACGCCTTGCAAGAGAACAGCGCAAATGGGAAAGAGAGCAAGCCCAACGGTTTGCGGAGCAACAGGCCAGACAGCCTGTAGCACCTCCACCTGCGCCAGATGATTTTGAGAACGCTCAGATCTATGCGGAAGCATTAGCCGAGCGCAGGGCTCAAGAAATGCTGGCTCAACGGGAGGCCGCAAAGCAGCAAGCTGCTATCTTAGACGGCTATAGAGATCGTGAAGAGGAAGCTCGCGAGCGATACGAGGACTTTGACCAAGTCGCGTATAACGCTAGTTTACCTGTGACCGATATTATGGCTCAAGCCATTCAGGCTTCTGAAATTGGCCCTGAAGTGATTTATCACCTCGGATCCAATCCTAAAGAAACCCGACGGATTGCCAATTTGCCGCCTGTATTGCAGGCAAAGGAGATCGGTAGAATCGAGGCCAAGTTGGTCGCGGATCCGCCGACAAAACGCACTTCAACTGCGCCAGCTCCTCTTGCTCCTGTCACGGCTACTCGGTCAAGCTCCGGCCCTAGATATGATACGACAGACCCACGGTCTACAAAGTCGATGTCAACGTCAGAATGGATTGAAGCCGAACGGTTGCGACAGATCAAGAAGTGGGAAGCGCAAAACCGTAGGTAATTAAATCATGTCTAACTCGATTTTAACAATCGACATGATTACTCGCAAGGCTCTTGAGATCCTTGAGAATAGTCTTGTCCTCACCCGCACTGTCAACCGCCAATATGACGACTCTTTCGCTGTAGAAGGCGCTAAGATCGGCTCGACCCTCCGCATCCGTCTTCCTGACCGCGCTCTGGTTACGGACGGCGCTGCCCTTCAGGTTCAGGACGACAACGAGCAATACACCACGCTCACTGTCTCCAGCCAGAAGCACATCGGCGTGAACTTCACGACCGCCGAACTCACGATGCAGTTGGACGACTTTGCTGAACGTGTTCTGAAGCCTCGTATTTCGCAGCTCGCGTCTTCTATCGACGCAGACGTTGCAAACAGCTTCAAATACATCGGCAACTCGGTCGGCACCCCAGGCACCACGCCTGCTACGTCGCTCGTCCTGTTGCAGGCCCAGCAAAAGCTCAACGAGAACGCCGCAGTTATGCAGCCTCGTTATGCCACTGTTAACCCAGCCGCTAACGCTGCGTTGATCGAAGGCATGAAAGGTCTGTTTAACCCTGTGTCAGCTATCTCGAAGCAGTTCAAAAACGGCATGTTTGGTGAAGGCATCCTCGGCTACGACGAGCTGAATATGTCTCAGTCAATCAAGCAGTTTACGACTGGCTCGCGCGCTGGCACCGTTACGGTTAGCACGACCGTTACCACTGAAGGCTCAACCAGCATTGTTCTGACTGGTCTTAGCACCACGACGATTAAAGCTGGCGACGTGTTCACCATCGCTAACGTCTACGCTGTCAACCCACAGACCCGTGAGTCAACCGGCTCGCTGTATCAGTTCGTAGCTCTTGCTGACGTTACGGCGTCAACGACCGCTACGGTCACTGTTCCTGCGATGTATTCGGCTTCTCAGGCTCTCGCTACGGTTGACGCTCTGCCGGTTTCCGGCGCGGCTGTCACGTTCCTCGGCGCTGCTTCTACGCAGTATCCACAGAACTTGATCTATCACCGTGACGCGATCAGCTTCGCTACCGCCGATCTCTTGCTTCCGCAGGGTGTCGATATGGCAAGCCGTCAGGTTCACAATGGCATTTCGCTCCGCGTTGTTCGTCAGTATGACATCAACAACGACCGTCTGCCTTGCCGTATTGACGTGCTCTATGGCTACAGCGTGATTCGTCCGCAGATGGCCGTTCGCCTTTGGGGCTAATAAGCGATGGGCCTTCGGGCCCGTCCTTTTCTCATCATTCTTGGAGTTTAACCCATGACAACTACTCAGAACGCGGCTTATCCGCTTGAGACGTTTGGCCCTTACGGCGCTATTCCGCAGGGCACTGGCGGCTATCAATTTTCGGCAGGTGATCGCGGCGAACCATTGCTCCGCGCACAGGCAGCTTCGGCTGATCTGACCGGCGCAACTGTTACGATTACGGCGGCTAATCTTTCCGCTGGTATCGTGACGATTGATTCCGGCGGAACAGACGCTGGCACCTACACGTTCCCAACAGGCGCGTTGATCGACGCCGCTTTCCCAAGCGTCGCTGTCAACACTAGCTTTGACGTTAGCTTTATCAACATTGGCGACAATGCTGCTAACGACGTGACGTTTGGCGCTGGCACGGGCAACAGCATCGTAGGTAGCGCGGTTCTTATCGACAACGCTACAACGACAAATGCCTCATCGGCTATCTTCCGTTTTCGTAAAACCGGCACGGCTGCATACTCGATCTACCGCATCGCGTAACCATAGGAGAGGGCAATGCCTAACACTAAACCTGTCGGTGTTGCCTTCTCTGATCCCGAACTCGTAAGTGGCACAACCATTACGGGCGCGACGATCAGTGGGGGCACCATTTCGAGCGCTACATCAGTCAGCGCAAGCGATATAACCACGACCGGCGGTCTTTATCTAAAGACAGCTACTGTTGCTGCTACTGGTTCAACACAATCTGACGCAGCTTCAATATCAGACGGCCTCACGCTTGTGACAGCGGCTGATGCTACTAAAGGCGTTAAACTTCCAGCGGCTATCGCAGGGCGCACGGTCATCATTAAAAACGGCGCTAATGCTGTTTTGAAGGTATGGCCTGCTACAGGCGACGGCATCAATGCAATCACGGTTGATTCCAACTATGTGCTTGCGGCCAATACTTCTTCGTTGCTCATCGCTTATGACGCGACGACTTGGTATTCTGTCCCGCTGCTTGCTTCTTAATATATAGCGGCCTACGGGCCGCTGTATTTCTTTAGAAAGTAACCAATGGCTGTTATTTATTTGAAACACCCCGAACATGGGGTTAAAGTGGCGTGTCTCGACCTAGAGGCCGAAGCC